CTTGCCCATTGCCCCAGTTGCCCCTGTTGCTCCTTTATCACCATAAACCCCTATTATAACCGGTTCGGTATTACTTGTAGAATTATCGGTGTAAGTGATTTTTTCATAGTTCCATAGATATTTTTTAGATGTACTTATATTTTGTATGGTAGTAGTCCAACCGCTTGTAGAAGTGGTTACTCCACTAGAACTTGCAGAAGCTAAATAATAATTATTTATTTTACTAATACCCTTGCCCATTGCCCCAGTTGCCCCTGTTGCTCCTTTATCGCCCGTTGCACCTTTAGCACCGGTTATACAAACTGGATTAGAATAGGTAGTTGAGCCAGTAGTTGTTACGGTTTTTGTTCTACTCCACATATACTTTCCGTTTACCCAAGCTGGTGCAGTAGTAGACCAAGAACCTCCAGCTAAACTAGTAGCAGAAGTTGAAAGATAATATTCTACATCAACACTACTGATACCAACTCCAGTATCTCCCTTAGCTCCTGTTGCACCCTTATCACCCTTTGCACCAGTATCCCCTTTACTACCACTAACACAAACTGGATTAGTAGTTGTTGTAGAATTATCTGTGTAAGTAATTATACTTCTAGTCCACATATACTTACCATTAGCCCATGCTGGAGGACTTGTTACCCAGGAACCCCCTGTTTGAGTTGTATTAGAAGTAGATAAGTAGTATTGTTCTACTATACTTTTTATACCTTTACCCGCGGAACCATTAGCTCCAGTTGCTCCAGCTATACAAGTCGGTGAGCTTTCTTTCTTACTACCATCAACAAACGTAGTTACGGTTTTTGACCACATATACTTACCATTTGTCCAAGTAGGTGCAGTTGTACTCCAACTCCCTCCTGCTAAACTAGTAGCAGAAGTTGAAAGGTAGTACATTACATCGAGACTCTTTGCAGTTTTAGAAATTGCTCCATTAACAATTGTGTTAACTTCGGTTGATTCGACCTTCAATTTTATTTGATTTTGAAGCTGACTAATACTAGTTCCTTGAGTAGATACTTTAGAACTTAAATCAGTAATACTGGTACTATGACTACTAACTGTACTCTTAGTTCCTTCTAAATCTCTTTGAACACTATTAACCTTAGTGTCAACACTTGTAATATTTCCACTTAGTTCATCAATTTTAGTTGTATGTGTTCCAATTGTACTATTTATAGAGTTAACTAAAGTTACTGTTCTATTGTAATCATCTTTAAGTAAAACCGTTTGTCCATCTTTAACTATTTGTGTATTATTAATTGCTGTTGCTATTTGCCCTTGCATTACATTTATAGTCGTAGAATGGCTTTCTGTTAAGGATTTTGTACTATCAGCTTGGCTTTTAAGAGAAGTAAAAGCTACATCTAAAGTTTGCTTTAATGAATCTATTTGTACCTTTGTGGACTTTATTACAGTTGTATTAGTATCTTTATTAATCTCTGTTATAAGACTACTAATATTAATCTTAGAACCATCAATATTAGCATTATCAGAAATCATATCATCTCTAATAATTTTATTCTTAATACCATCAGCTTTAAGTCCAGTTGCATCAAACATTAACTTTCCTGCACTATCCCAAACATACATATTATAGTCATTGGATGCATCTTTACCTATTTGTACTCTAACTCTATTATTGTCACGAATTTGAATAGTATTATCAGAAATAAGCATTTTTCCGCTATCAGATACTATCCTAAATTTAGTAGTAGAAATATCTCCAGCATTAATCTTAGAAACATCTAAATTAGCTATCATGGCATTAGTAATAAATCCATTTGCTATTGTTAACTTATCTGATGTTATTCCTCCAGCTTGGATATTTTCAGACGATAAATTTCCATTAACTAATGTTTCGATATTAGCTATTTTAGAATCTAGTGAATTTATAGTGCCCTTAACCGCATTTAATTCCGTTATATCAGCCTTTCCAATTAACGCATTATTTATTGTTGCATCTGCTGCTATTAAATTTTGTATGTTTGCATTAATAGTATTTAAATCGGTTATATTAGCTTTAGTTGCATTTAGTTCAGCAACATTTGCTATAACAACATTTAATTCAGATATATTTGCCTTATTAGCGTACAATTCATCTATTCTTGCATTTACTATTGTTAAATCAGTAATTTTACCCACACTAGCTTCAAAGTCATATATTTGTTCTGTAGAAATACCATTTATTTTACTTCCATCCACTGTTCCATTATCAGTTGTAATATTATTTACTGTATCACTTGTATCTTGGAATTCTTTTTGTACATCCTCAAAACTTAAAGTAGTGTTTGCTATTTCACAAGTATTACGATCAGGTTCATCAGGATACTCAACCATTTTCACAATGCGTTGTTTTTCCTTAATTTCATTTTCTTTAGATACAAGTGTTATAACATCACCTAAATTATAACTTAATATATCTTTATAATCTTCTTTACTTATATTGGCTAAATCTATTATAGTTGCACTATAAGCTCTATAAGGTTTAGATAATTCATCTAACTTAGCTTCAGCATCTTCCGTTAAACTTTCTATATTCGTATATCTTTCATCTTTCCAAATATAAGTTTTGATTTTGTTTGAATACTGAAAGTTTTCTAAAGTTACTTTTAGATTATCTTTTCCTTTGGCTATTATCCTAGTATAAAAATCATATGAATCACTTTGTACACTTAAATCTTTTAAATTTAGAGAGTCTAAAAAATAAACTCCTTTATCAATTCCACGTTTTTCATAGATATTTACTTTTTTATTTAAAGTATCAAACTCTAATTCACATCTATAAACCTTACGAGCTTCCTGGATAATATCCCAGCTACTTGAATTAGTTTTCCTTACTGTTCTTCTTCTAGTTACATCACAAGTTCCTACTATCCATCCAGTACCAGCTAAGGCTAGATTTATACAATCTGTGATTGTTTCATTAGTAGTATCAAACAATTCAAATACTTTACCCTCTAAATCTTCTACATTAAGCTTAGCTTTTATTGATTTCCAATTTCCTTGCGTAGATACTTCCTTTATTACAAACTCATCAGTTTTATTTCTTATATATCCTTCTTCTTTTATTTCTTTAGATAAATTTAAAGGATATAAAAAAGAGAGTGTTTTATCTCCTGTAGATAACTCACTCTCTATGCAATAATCTTTATATTGTTTTAATCCTTGTAATTTATTTTTAGTTAATCCATAAAGCTGTAAAATAAAAACACCTCCTTTTTTAAATTTTTAGGAGATGTTATTCTTCTATCATAAAATCTATTGCAGATAATTCAGCTGGAGAAATATTATAATCAGAATTTAATAAATCATCTAGCTTTATCATGTGTATATCCATTTCATTTTCTATGGATAACAACTCTTTTATATCTCTATTATAATCTTCAATATGTTCTTCTTTTAAAGGCACATTTCCATTTTCGCCAACTTTTAGTTTACCTTCTTTATCTTTTTCACCATATTTGTTAACAAGTTTAGCCTTTTCAGTATTATAAACTTTTAATTCGCTTTCTATCTTATTTACATTTTTAGAAATAGCATATGCAACCTTTATTGGTAATTGAGCATTATTTAATTTACTTAATGCATTAATTGTATTTACTATTCTTTCATTGCTTAAATTTAATTTCATAATTATATTTCCACCTTTCTTACTCTGTAACCTTAGTTAATTCATCTTCCATTTCATAAACTTTATTTTTAAATTCTGCTATATCTGCTCTTACTTGTGCTTTATTTGCGTTATAAACTTCTTGATTAGTAATAGTTTCATTTACATTTGCACCATTTCCTCCATCTGTAGAAATACTAGCACTCATGTAAGCAACTTGTACTCCATCAATTTTACTTATTCCTGTTAAAGTTATATTTTTATTTACTTCTAACATATTTAATCATCCTTTCTTTTAAATATATCTTGGCTTGTACTTTATTTTTATATCACAATTATTTTTATTAACTGTAATTGTATTTGTTCCTGGATTTAATCTTGGGAAATCCCACATATCAGTATCACCATATTTATTCATTCCATCTACAGTTACCTTCTGTAATTCTCCATCTAAAACAACAGTTTTATTAGCAGTTAAATTTTTTATTATTATTGGATCATCAGCTAAACCTTCTAAAGTTATATCTGCTAAATTTACATTTGGAGTTATTTCCAATATAGCTGGAGTTATATCCGTACCATCATTATTTATTGTAAACTCTTCTAAGCTATTAAAATTAAGTTTTTTTTCTTCAGCGTATTCGTAACAGATAAAATTTAAATTAACAAATAGCCACTCATCTATTTTACTTTCTTCTCTATTACTACTTTCGTAGTAGCAGTGATAGTAGTGTTCTAAGTTCTTAAATTTAATATCGCACTCACTCACCTGTGCCATAAACCTACTTATTTTATTATTTACTTCATTCCTAGTACTACCTTCAAATAAAAGTTTTAAATTTAAAGGCTTAAAGCCTTTATTTTCTCCTATTACTAAAGGTTTAGATGCATTAAGTAGCCATGTTGCACTTTTAACTATAGGAGAATCAGAAAAACTCTTAGATTGTACTTTTCCACCAAATTCACTTATATTAATGTTGTTAATAATCATTACCTAATCCTCCTACCTTGCCAAGCTAAATTTTGAGACACCGTAGATATTAACTCTTGGCCATCTAGCATATTATTTATTACTGGCTCTATCTTTAAATTAGAAATTTCTTGTGCAACTGTTTTAGCTATTATTTCAGCCATTTCTTTATAATTAATATTTGTATTTGTAGGTTTTGGAGCTTCTTTAACTACAGTTTTAGCTACTACATCCATAATTGGATTTTGTGAAGAATAAAAACTAGGACTTAATTCCATAGTGCTAAATTCAGCAGGCATAGCTCTCATATTTTGAATATTAGGAATAGCCCCACCTTGATAATAAGTAGATTCTGGCATTGCCATTCTTCCTCCTGGAATAGCCCCACCACCTACGATAGTTGAATTTTTATTAACATTAACCCAAATAGTTTTAGATTTAGGAAGATTATTTATAGCAGTTGCTACATCGTTAATTTCATTTTTTGTGGTCTTCGCATTACTCTTAATCTCCATGGGCTGTCCATTTATATTTAATATAGCCTTATAAGTTCCATCTGTTTCTTTAGTTACAGACTCTAGAGATCCCACAACTTCATTATTAGAATCCTTTATGTCACTTCCAGAAATTCTAAAATCATTAGTAGTGGCTTCGATTTGAGATTGCATATCTCTTTGAGCATTTTCAAATTCTTTTACCATCTTTTTCGTATCTTTTGCTATTTCTTCATTTAAACCACCCATTTCACCCGAATAGGTATCATATGTTCCTATTATTTTACCTGTAGTGCTATCTACATTTACTAATACATCCCTAAAAGTTTGGTCATTTTCGTTATAGAGTTTATATAAACCAGTCGTTGTAATACCTTCTAATTCTTTATAATAAGAAGAATGAGTACTTAACATTTCAGCACATTTAGCTCCTTGTTTGGTTAGAATTTTACCATTGCTTTCATCTATTCTACCTTCAAGATTAGAATTTTCAGCCGTAACAATTCCTAGGCAATCTGTGAAATATTGTTCCCATGTTGCTATTTCACTTCTTTTAGACTCTTGTAAATTTAATATTTCTTGTTCTGCGGCCGTTCTAGTAGCTTCATCCATAGCATCAAGATTTCCTTGCAACAATTCAATTTGAGTATCATAGATGGCCGCTTTTTGTAAAATTTGTTCATCCGCATAAGCTCTTTGCTGTTGTAGATACTCAGATGCCGATTCTGCATCCATTGTAGCCACTCTATTTTTAAAATCATTTTTTGCAAATATAAGCTCTTCATTTGTAGTAGCTATATTTTGTAACTGTATTTCTCTTATTCTTTGTTCTTTAGCTTGTATATCTGCAATTTCTTGTTCATCAAAACTTCTTCCATCTTCCAAAACTTTTTGTTTAATTGTATTAATATCATTTCTAAGTTGTTCAACTTCTGTTATAGAAGTAGTTGCCACTTTCTCAAAGTGTTGTAATATCAATGTTTCATTTTCTGATAAAGTTCCATCTACTGCAAATAGTTCTTTAAGTCCTTGTTGTTGCTCCTCTTTACGAGAGTTAATAGTTGCTATTGTAGTATCTACTAAAGTATTTACCCTTTCATTTAAAGCCGCACTTTCTTCGGCAGAAAAAACTCCATCTAAATTAATTTCTCTTAAAGCAATACTAAAATCCTGGGAGCCTTTAGTTGCTTCATCTACAGCATTTTTAAATTCATTGCTAAACGAATCGCTTAACTCATCTAGCACTAGCCCTTTTTCTTTTAATGCTTTTGTACTTTCAAATGTTTTACCCGTAAATGTAGCTATAACTTTTTCAAATAAGCTCAAATCTTCCTTTGCCCTTATACAACTCGAGTTGGCCAACTCTTGGTTAGTTTTATAAACTGCTACCCCTGTTGCTAATGCTCCAACAGCAGCAGTAATTCCAATCGTAACTGGATTTAAGGATAATAATCCACTTGTAAACTTCGCTAAAGTTCCTGTAACTCCGCCTATTTTAGTACCAGTAGTTCCAAGAGTTTTAACAAATTTACTTAAATCTACTTTACCAAGAGCAGTATTAAAAAGTCCTGTTTCTTTAGAAGCCTCCGCAAATTTACTTATAAATGTACTTGTTTTGCTTGTAACTTTAGAAAATAAGCTTATAGTATCCCCTATTCCTCTACTTAAAGAACCTATTCCTTTTAGTAAAGTTCCACTTGCTACAGACATAAGCCCGAATTTTATAATACTTTTTTGCGTTCCCTCATCTAAACTACCAAACCACTCAATAGCTTTGCTTAAATAGCCTATCAAGTCATTTATATGTGGTAATAAGTGTTCACCTAATTGAATACCTAACCCCTCTAAGGCTGATTTCATTTTTTCAATATTACCTTTAGTATTATCTTTCATAGTTTCAGCCATTGACAATAAAGAGCCATCTGCATTAGATACAGAGTTGTATAAATCACCGTATTCCTCATCAAGCCCACTTAATAACGCCATAAGTGTATCTATTTGAGTTTTACCACCTATCATAGAAGCAAATTGTTGTCTTTGTTCTTCTGTGCATTCACTAAGCCGTTTCTTTAAATCTCTTAAAGTTACAGTAACGCCCCTAAAGTTTCCATCAGTATCGTAAGCACTAACCCCAAGAGCTTCAAGTCCATCTCTAGCCTGTCCACTAACCCCCATAAGGTTTATTAATACAGAGTTAAGAGATGTCCCACTCTCTGCCCCTTTTATCCCTCTATTGGCTAGTATCCCTAAGAGAGTTGCTGACTCTTCTAACGGCGTATTAAGTTCTTTAAAGATACCTCCACAACTAATATAAGCATCCATCATATCAAGTGCCGAGGTGTTGGCTGAAGCTTGAGTCTTTGCAACTATATCCAAGTATCCGGATAAGTCCTCAACTTTTACACCTAAACTTGACATGGAATCTGTCACTAAATCGGAAGTTCGTCCAAGGTCTGCATTAGCTACTTCACTCATTCTAAGTATCGGCTCTAATCCTGTTAACATTTGTTGAGTATCCCAACCAGCTAATGCCATATATTGCAAGGCATTAGCACTATCTGTAGCACTTTTAGAGGTTTTTGCCCCCATTTCCTTAGCCTTTTCAGTTAAAAGCTCAAGATCCTTCCCTGTTGCTCCACTTGTAGCCTGTACCTCACTCATAGCACTTTCAAAGTCTATTGACACTTTAGTTGCATAACCACTTAAAGCCAGTATTGGAGAGCCTAAAGCTACTAGCTTATTCCCTACCTTGTCAGCTCCATCTCCAAAATTCCTAAACCTTTGAGCTGTTTCCTCCATTTTCTCGGACATTTCCTCAAGTTTGTGGGCATAGTCCTGTAAGTGCTTAGTTTGTAAGTTCCCTTGGACCTCTAATAAACTTCTACTTAGTTGTTGTAATTCATTTTCTGTTAAATTTATATTTCTTTCAGCATCTCTTAATTGTTGCTCATACTTATTTAGCTGATTTGTAACTCTTTCTATAGCTTTTTCGTTATCACCTTCGGTATTATTAAGCTCTTCAAGTTCAGCTTTCTTTTTTTCTATCCCTTCTACAGCCTGTTGCATTTGAATCTTATAAGCAGACATTTTAGCTCCTACGGCTTGTAGTTTTTGACTTAAAAGCTCTTGTTGCTTTTGTAAAGAAGCTGTTCCATTTTCATATGTTTTACTAGAATTGGTTGCCGTTTTAAATTCTTTATCTAAATACTTTATTTCTTTATTTAAAGCTGTTATTTGTGCTCTTGCACCCTTATCCTTAACACCAAGGGTGACTAATAAATCTTCACTCAATAGATTCCCCCCCTTAGAAGTCACAGCCTTTAAGGGTTTTAGTTTCACCCTGTACAAAGGTCTGTTCTTTTTTATCTTTAGAATTTCTAGGAGTAAGAGTTTTGTAATGAATATTTATTTGACTAAACAATTTCCTAGGAGTTGACTTCCAAAAATCATCATCACTTTTCTTTAATACGGTTGTATAAATATAGTAAAGATAATCTAAGTCAATATCCTCTTTAACATTACTTACTTTTTTCCAGTCTTAACAGCTCCATTGCTTTGTGGCATAGAACTAGTAACAATCTCTATTACATCCCATGCATGATTTAATAGTAAATATAAAATATCCATCTCATAAATTGTTTTACCTATGGGTTCATTTGGTTTTTCTTTTTTTCTAATTGTAGCTCCCATAAAGCCTAATGTGATCTCATCATCAAATTGCCCCAATTTAGCCGAACTTTGTAAAAAGCTATTCCCTGTAAGTTCCTTATATACAGGTATACTTCTCATATCAAAAGTCATTATGTAGTCCTGGCCATTTATTTTAAATTCTTTTACTTTTTTAACAAGATTCATAATTTTTCTTCCTCCTAAAAATTAAAAGAGAGTTTTTAAACTCCCTTTTTTACCTCTTTCTTTTCTTTTATTTCATAAACTTCCATAGATTCTTCTGAAGTTCCATTTGGCATTTGAACAGTTTTAAAGAAATTTTCTATATCAGTTGGCTTAATTTCTTTATCATCTGAGTTAAAGCTCATTTCTAAAATACCATTTGGTAATGGTATTGCTTTACCAGTTAAACTAACACTATCAAAAGAAATGGATTCACCAACAGTTGTATTTTCTCTACCGTCTTTCGCTAAGGTTACATTGTAATAAACAAAATACGTGCTAGTTTCATCCGAGTTTGTTTGTTCATATAAAACTGCAAAAGAAGGTTGTGCATCTCCAGTTGTAGTTACTGTTTTCCCTCCTATTCTCTTTTTACCACTTATTAAAGCATCATCTTCTGGTGTAAATTGTGCTAATGTTATAGCTAAATCTATAAAAGCTGGCTTCTTTTTATTTGTGTCAATTTGGTTATCGCTGTAAGCTGTAGCTTCAGCATAGTTTTCAGTTGAAGATAATGACTCTAAGCCTACTAATCTTCTAGGGGGTGCATATGTTGGAACTCCAGATGCATCTATTGTTAATTTTGCTATATGTAGATTCCTACATCCTTCAGCTCTTTTCATGTTTATACCTCACTTTTCAAAATTATTTTAAATATTATTGGAGTATTAAAAAAACTACCGAGTTCTATAAACTCAGTAGCTCTAATCTCCTTACATATAAAGCCATGTTTCAAAAAAGAATCCATGACTATTTTTTTACTATTTTCTATATCTTCTACAACTAATATGTTGCATAGTACTGTGTATTCTATTGTATCTATTACGTTATCGGCCTTGCTTTTAGGTAAACTTGTGAAAGAATAAACTACACAAGGTAAAGTGTTATTTCTCCTAGTAATATAGTATCCTGTTAAGCCTGTACCTTCTAAAGCTTCCTTTATTTTATTTAGTATCATGCTTAATCCTCCATAGCACTTTTAATTTCATGCTTTATTTTTAGCTTTATTTTATTTAAAGTTTGCTCCTGTATTCCATTTACAGCCTCGTTAAACCAAAGTTGATGCATATCCATATAGCGGCCATGGAAAATCCCCCCCAAACCTTCATTATGGTATCCATAGTTATGGAAATACAGTCCTTTCCATAAATCAAATTCAGCATTTTCATTTTTAAGACCAACATCTATATAACAGCTCATTCCATAGTTTCTCGGTTCTGCTTGGGCTATATATTGTGCCTCTTTATCGGAGAAATTTGAAGCTTTTTTCTTTATGGCTTCTTCTACATCTGCAGCAACCTCCTGGAGAACTTTTTTACTTTCAATTCTAGAAATTTTATTTAATTTACCCATAAGCTTATCAGCTCCAGTTAATTCTATAGCCATTATTCCACCCTTTCACAAATAAGCAATAAAAATTTCTTTTTATTTTCTATATCTTCATAGTCCTTTATATCATATATTTTGCCATCTACTAAAACTTTAGCTTTATTATCTAGCTCCATATATCTTATAATTACTTCTTTAAGTCTTCTAATGCTATAGCCTAAATTATTATAAGTCTCCTGCCTTCTAAGAGATAAACTTGATCCTGTATATATCTTAGCCCTCTTTGATACTTCATTTATAACTCCTTCACGTGGAATATCATCTTTATCTTTGTATTGGCCAATAATTTGTATTTTCACAGGAGTCTTTAAATCAGAACTTTTTATATGTTTTAATAGCACTTTTAAAACCTCCTATCCATGGTCATCATAGCATCAATTTCTTTGTTGCTTTCTACATAACCATTGTCATACATTTGTTGAACCCTCATTAATACTACATCTGTTAAATATTCCGACTCTTCTAATTGTTCAACTTCCGTATAACCATTAACCACCATAACGTAATTTACTGCATTTTCAAACAAATGTTTTATTTTTAATTTGTCTCTACCTTCAGCATTTAAATATTCATCTAAATACTCTTCTGTAACTTCAGTTAACTTCATAATTTACCTCCTAATTGGCAATTATTTAGTTTTAGATCTTCCTGCATCTTTTGTCTTATAATAAGCCATTGTTTCTGTTAAAGCCTTTTTAATATCTAATCTAACATTTGCTTTATAAGCAATAGAATCTTCTATCCATCCAAACTCTGTAGACTTTTGGACTGTTAAAGATTTTCTAGGAGCAACTATAAACCCTTTGCTTAAATCTCCAAAGACTATAGCTTTAGAATCAGTTTCATTTAAATTAGCCATTTCATTTGAAATTATTACAGGGCAGCCCATTAATGTAGAATCCTCTCCAAAAGGCTTACCGTTGTAACCTTCTTTTAAAAGTGGCTTACCGTCTGAGTATTTTAATCCATTCATTAATCTTGCTGTATCATCAGAGAATATCCAAGTACCATTTTTTCTATATTGTTTTGGAACTGCATAATAAATTTTTTCTATTTCATCTATTGTAATAGCTCCTAGTGTTTCTTGTGCTACTTCATGTGATCCATCTGTTTCACTATCTAAAGATATTAATCCTTCTACTCCTTCTTCTGGGTCACCTTTTATCATAAGTTCATCTAAAGTTAAGGCATAGCCCTCTAATATTTGAGCTTTAATATCTCCTACTATGTCATAGCCTGTATCTTGCACACATTCTTCTGAAATAACTACTAAAGTACCATATTTAACTGCTTCCATCTTAATTTGTTCATAGGATGCTTGAGTCTTAGAATATTCTTGTAATTCTTTCATTCTTACGAATTTAGGAAGCTTCTTCTTTTGTACAGGAATTGCGTGAGTTTTACCGTTTAAAGGTTCTTTTCTCATTCTTGCATAAAGTGGAGAGATATATGGCAACTTTTGAATTATGTAGTTTGCAAAAGTCATTTTTGCTATGTTACCTGTAGAAGTTTGTTGACCAGTAGCTCCCCCTACTACAAATTCACCGTCTCTTGCTTCTATTTCAACATCAGAAATATTTAATTCAGTATTAGCTTTTAAGCTTCTAATTTCATTTGCTAAATCAAAGTTTCTATCTTCATTTTGATTTTGGTCATCAGCAGGATTATTTGCTTCATTTGTTTCTGTTTCTAAAGTTAAAAGTCTTTCTTCTCCTTTTATCTCATTTTCAATCGCCTTTAGTTCTGCATCTTTTTCATTAAAAAGTTCAAAATTTCTTTCTTCATTGGCTGCATTCATTTCTTGAATAATAGCCCCTCTTTTTTCTTTTAAGTTTTTAATTCTTAATTGTCTTGGCATACTATGCTCCTCCTAAATTTAATAATCTTAATTTGTTTTTGTTATATAAAAAAAGAACCTCATCATCATTTTGATTGGTTCTTTTCTCAGCATCTTCTTTTGGCAATATTTCTGCTAAATCCATAGACCTAGCATTTGCAATAGTGTTATTATAAGCTCCAGTTGTTACAATACTAACCTCATGTAAGGTTAAGTCTGTAATTGTTCTAGTTCTTATGCCATCTGCATCCTTATCCCACTTGGCTTGGACATTATTAAAACCGAAACTAAACTCTCTTAATACTCCAGCCTTTACAAGCTCATGTATATCCTTAGCAAGTGTAGTTGGTGGCAATTCTGATCTAAGCAATAATTTATTATCTTTTTCTACTAACTCCATTGTTCCAGAAATCATAGAAGCAAGTGGAAGTTCTCTATTGTTATGAAGTGCTAAAAAGAATATATCTCTATTGTTGTCTTTAGCTGACTTAATAGCTCTTTCAAAAACTTTTGGCTCTATTTTTTCTCTAAAAGAACCATATAGAACTTTTGACCATTCTCCAATTTGGTTAACAACACCTTCAATAATCATTTTCCCTTCTTCAGAATCAACGGCTCTAAGCTCATAATTTTCTCTAAATTCCAACTTATTCGTCATCACTTTCACCCCCTTTCGCTGTACCTTCTTCCTTTGGTTCTTCTTTAGGGGCTTTACTATCTTTATGACTTGTTATTGTTCCATCTTCATTTAAAACTCCATAACCTAAATTAATAATAGGTCTATCCAATCCCTCTATACTGTTCCAATTCATTTTTGCTCTTGCTTCATTGGAGAGCATAACCATATCTTTTACAGCCTGACCCCACATCTTTAATTCTTTGTCTGGTGTCATTTTCAAAAGTTCTTGGGTACTGAACTCATAAAAATAACCCTCTAGCTTTTCTTTTTCTGTTAGAAGGTATTTATTAAATGTATTTTGTACCAATATTAAAATAGGTTGTATGGCATTTTTTAAAAATACCAATTGGTTTTCTGATTCATTGGTGTAAGTCATTCCACCTGTTGCAACCCCTAGCATAGAAGGTTGTAACTTTAGTATTCTAGCTATATCTTTAATGGTAAATTCCTTTTGATTTAATAGCTCAAGCTCTGCTGGAGTTAAAGCAACAGTTTTTAATTTCATTCCATCATCTAAAATCAGTACTTTTCCAGCATTTTTTGCTCCACTAAAAAATCTTTTTAAAACCCCCTCTAAACTTTGCCTAGAAGGTTTAGAAAGTATACCATCTTTTTCTACTACAGCCTTAGCAAAAAATCCATTTTGTAAAGTGCTGCTAGTATAATCCTCAAAGCCAGTTGCATGGGAAAGTATTTTAACACCTTCCTCTAAAATTCCTTGCCCTTTTAAGTCATCATTCTTAGGGTTACGAACTAGGTTTAAAACTTGGAATGTATCAGCCTTTATGTAATCCCAGTACGTGTAAGAGTTTCTTAATTTCCTCTTGTTTTGTTCTCCATTACTAGAACAAGTAATATCATGGTATGGTATGTGATGTAAATGCTTTATTGTGTTATCAGCATTTCTCTCAATATCTAAATAACCATTGCCATAATAAAGAAAATCGCTTATTAAGGCCTTTTTCATGTTAAAAGCTGTGCTATAAGGACTATTTTCACTATTTAAAAGTACAGTTCTATTATCTAGTACCTTTTCACGCTCTCCATTTTCTAATCTTTTATAAAGATAAACTGGCATAGAAGCTATAGCATCACTTATAAGGTGCACTCCTTGGTTTAAAGCACCAATTTTTTCAGCCATTTCTCTAGTTATAGAAATATCTTTTAAAGCATATTCTATAACATCACTCATTGTTGCCTTTTCTTCAGTTGTAAAGGTCTTTTTCGGCTCATTTTCTTGTAATGGCTTTTTTAATCTATCTAATAAGCCCAATTTATCACCCCACTTTTTATTTAAATTATATTATTTGAATAATCTCGCCCATAAAATTGCTCTTTGTTTTTATAGCAACCTAAAAAAGCAAATATAGTTGCAGCTAAAAGGTCAATTTTTTGCACAGACTTCAATTTATCTAATATTTCATTGTTGAATTTATCCTTTGTAGTAATGGCATTTGAAACACACCAAGTTAAAATAGGGTTGAAATGATTAATTATTTTACCTTTATAAACAAAAGTTCTAAATGTTTTAGTAACTCCCGATAGCATTCTCATGCCTTGGAAAATTTGAACCGTTGGAATACCATCTAATTTGCACCATTCCATTATTTCATCAGAGTTATAGGGGTCATAGCATATCATTGCTATAGGTGTTTCACTTAACTCACTATCTCTTTTAATCCATTCATAGATATAGTCATTATCAATTACTTCACCGTCTATTAAATCTATATACCCTTCATCTGCATAAAGCCTATATTTCATGTCATCTCTAGCCTCTAGCTCCTCAATTCTTGCTCTTGGTAAAAATGCATGAGCTTTTACTTCGTAAGTATCTGTTTCCTCGCAATAAGTTACTTTAGATACAGCACATAAATCCGTATTAATAGATAAATCCAGTCCGTAAAAAGCATATTTTCCTCTAGTATCTATAGCTGGGTATGTGTTTCTTTCCCAAGCTGGTAAACTAATGTATTTGTCTAAGCTACTAGCAGATAAAATTAAATTCATTCTTTTAATTTTAAAGTCTCTAGTTAATGCCAAATTACCTATAGATTTTTTAAAACTTTCTTGTAAATCCTCCATGAGTATTGGTGAATAAGGTATAAGTGGATTGGCCTTTTCCCACATTGCTGGATTGCTATATTCCTCTTCACTATCAAGTTGATATATAACACCCCAATGCCTTTCATTGTCTAACTCTCCAGAATTAACTTTTTTCGTGTATTCCATTTCGTCATATGCCCAGTTACCTATCATCTTTACATCGTAGCTTGTACTTATACTAACAATTAAAGGTGATAATCTTGCTCCTGTACCTGAAGCAATAGAACTTCTTACCCCTTCTGGTACAACAAAAGCCTCGTCAATAATTCCAACGCTTGGAGAAATACCATCAAGGGTTTTTTCTTCACTTGCAAGGGGTATAAAAGTAGACTCATTTTTAATGAGCCTTATTTCATTTCTATTTAATTTAAACTTTTTGGCTAACCTAGGATTAGAAGCAATTAATCTCCTGCATTGTTTAAAACTTATTTTAGCTTGATCTTTCTTGCTGGCTACACTTACCACTTCTGCTTCTTCCTCATCATTCATACTAAATATTGATATTAGTGCCATATCAAAACTTTTAGCATTTTTTCTAGCTTTCATAATCATGCTTGTTCTAAATCTTCTCTTTTTAGGATTATCTTTAAATCTCCAAGCATATAAATTATCGAATACAAAGGCCTGTGGTGGTGCTAACTCTACTGGTTCTTTGGCTCTTGCCCCGCTTGTAAAGTTTAGGCAACTAGCCCCATTTTCTAACCTAGAAGCAACCTCTAAATCAAAGTAAAATGGATAGTCTGGATTTTCTGCTGCTTCAATGTCTTTTAAAAATCTTGCACAAGCATTAATACAATCCTTACAAGCTACAATATTTCCCTCTACAACATTCCATGCATACCAATAACTTTTTGTTTCCTCTATAGATTTATAGTTAACCAAAGAGTTTATCCTCCTTGGATTCACCTTCCTGCTTTTCTATTTTCATTATTGAAAGTTTTGCTCTTGATGATGGAGAAAGTCCAAGTTGTAAGCAACCAGTGTGAAAAATAGCTTGATAATCCTTTTCGATTTGAATGCTAGGATTTTTCTTTATTGCCTCAATATCACCATTTTCATTGTAGGTTGTAATTACAGCTCCAAACTCTTCTATATGTTTTCTAGCTTCATTCATCCTATGAATTGCATTAGCTGTTGTTATGAGTAATTCTATATCTAGATCACTTAAAATATCAGCTTCTTTTAACTGATTTACTAGCTCTTTATATATTTTTGCAACTGGTAAAGGTAAGTTTTTTGGAACCTTATAAACTTTTTTCGCATTACCTTTTAATCTTTTTTCATTCTCGCTTCTAATTGATTTTTCTTCTTTCGTGAGGTTTTTAGAAATTAAAGAAACTGGTTTCGGTGCTCTCAATTTAATCTCCTCCTTTCAAAAAAAGTTCATTAGGGAATTTTTGTCCTAATTGTTTAGGGCTTTTTTACTGTTAGGGTAGCTCCTAAAAAAAACATATACCCCCCTACCTTTTTCCTTCCTCTAAATACTCTATAAGTCTATCTCTGTCCATGCCTTCAATAGCTTTATGACATTGTTCACATACAAATACCAAATTGTCTACATCATAGTGAGTAGTATCATCGCCTTTTAATACTTTAATGATGTGGTGTGCTTGTTGGCCTAGCTTTCTATGGCCGAAGTGATAACATACTTCACACAGTCCATTAGCTCTACGCCTGCATTCAGTCCTAGCCTTCTTATATCTATTGTCATTATAAATTTTATCTGCTTCTCTTTTTCTATCGGATATTCCATAAGTATTTATATAGTTTATCCTTTCCTTTTTAAAGCACTCATTACATAACGCTGTCTTTCTCTGTAAGGGTATTAGCTTCTTGCATCTGCTACATAGCTTATATTGTGTAGTTACTTTATTACTCCTCATGCATTACACCACCCCCTTATTTGATTGAATAATATACTACTAAAGCTTTATGTATAAAGCAAAAGCACCTAGCTTTTACACTAGATGCTTTACAAATATCATTATAGGAGGACTTGTCCATGTTCATAGAAGTCACACTCAATGCATAATCTCTACATACTCATTATTGCATATATTGTCTATATAATTATTCATATTTTATTCCTTTTTTTATTCCACCTTTTAAATTTATATTTCAATTCTAATCGCTTTGACCAATCTTCTTTAATTGGTTTTATATGATGAACTGTATTGTATGGAGTTATAGTATTCTTATCTAAGCAGTCTTTACATAGTGCATGATCCCTTACTATTGCTAGCTGTCTTACTTTATTCCACTCCTTACTTTTATAAAACTTATTGTATTTATTATCTCTTTCATAAGTAGTTTGCTTATAGTATTTAATATTCTGTTTTCTTTCTATCTCTCTTGGCTCTGCATTCATCACATACCTTTTTACTATAAGGTATTACTTTGCCACATCTACATATCTTCTTTAACATAATCTTGTTTACCACAACTTCTTTTTATTATCTCTTGTTTGATTTCTTTAATAGTTAGTGGCTTATTTGTTTCTATAAAAGATTCTACTTCCATACATTTATATTCAAAACGAACTTTAATTCCATATAAAACAAGTGCTATTATTTCACTCTCATTTCTTATTTGATTTTCCTGTAATATTACTTCTTTTATTTTAATCTCATCTTCTTTTATTATTGTAGATTCCT